TCTCATCCAATGCATCGAACTCTTTGTTGAGTTCTTCGATGCGAGTATTGATTTGTTCTTTGGTTTCTGGCGCAGCCTCAGTAGGCGCGGCTTCTTTTGCAGGAGCAGCGGAGAGTTTAGCGAACTGCCCTTCCAATTGCGCGAGGTTGTCCTTCTTGGCCTTCAATGCCATCTCTGCTTGCTGACGCTCTGGTGTGCCAGTCTCAAACGCCTGTAGGCCCATCTCGTCGTTGTCGATTTCCTCTTTGAGGTTATCGATCTCCGTGGACTTCTCCATCATCTGTGCGGCTAATGCAGACTCTGGATCAGGAGCGAGTTCTTGCATGGCTTTGTCTGCCTCGGAGTCAATGTCATCCATTTCAGAACCGAGTTCATCACCTTGCTTCTGTTTCTGGTTAGTCTTCTTAACTCCCAGCATCTGGGTGAAGATAGAAGCCATGACACCAGCAGCCCCGCCAACGCCACCAGCGTAGACTGTTCCTTCAAAGATGTCTTGGTTTGGCTCGTAGACATACTTCTTAACGAGATTGCCGGCAATTTGCTGTGGCATCTCATTGAACAATGCTTCTTCAGTTCCTTCAATGATTGCCGTCGCGGCCTTGTTCAGACCTTTGTAAATTTTATCCTGCTGGACTTTATCGAATCTACTTACCCACTTCTGAAGTGGAGATACTAATTCCAATGGGGCTTGAGTCAAAGCAGAGAACAATGCTGCCTGCTTGGCTTGCTGGTCAGTAGCACCATTAGCCCTAGCTTCACTATATCCACCCCATGCAGAATTCAGTCCGCTGAATGATAGTGTATTTGCTTTCTGGAAAAGGTCGATTGTTCTTGGGGCGTTTAACCCTAGCGATGCCCTTGCTGTATTCCCCAAAAGACCAGTTGCTATAGCAGAAGCAGTAAAACCAAGTCCGCTAGATACATCTCTGCCGAATTGGGCAAGTTCACTAACCTTGCGCGGGTCTTGACCCCTCTGCCTCATTTGGTCAGCGTAGTCAGCAGCCTCTACCAAGGATTGTCCTGCATTCTCAAAGCCTATTTCTTGCAACGCTAAACCAATTGGGCCGACAGTTCCTGACCCAATAGCTCCAGCGTATCCGTCCCATGCTCGACCAAAAATATCACTAACATTTTCAGAAAAGCCGGGAGTTGTCATCGCCCACTCTTCAGCGAGCTTCCTGACATCTTGGTTCTGCTTTAGCTTCTCTAGCTCTTGATTGTATGCTTCAGACCCGATCCCGATACGGCCAAGTTTAGCCTGCAAGAATCCCGGTGTAGTAATTCCCTTTGTCGCGGCATACTCAAGGAAGTTATCGTTAACGATAATGTCATCGATCTGCTGACGGAAATTAGCGACAGCTTTGAATGCGGCTTCTTGTCTAGTCTTAATTGGAACCTTGGTGATCTTTCCTTCTGGCCCAGTAACCCTTTCTTCCCCTAGTCCAGCTTCCATTTCAACCTCGACTCCACCCTTTTGAGTAACCAAATTACTCAAGAAGTTCATTTGGTTTGCTTCGTGCTTCTGTTGTGCTTCCTGTAGTTTCTTAAGCTCATCACGAATAGCACTCGACTTGCTCATGTATTCGGAGAATGGAAGACTGGATGTAGATTGAAGTTCTTTAGCCTTTTCTTTGATTAGTGAACCACGGGAATCAAGTGACATCCCATCTGGACTGATTGGCTCTGGAATAACTTTGCCAGTAACTCCAATAGCTTCTGCCCTTCTTACCTCGACTGGCTTACCTTCTTCATCTTCCATGAAGGTCTTTGTTTGCCCCGGCTCCAATGCCAGAATATCTGGGCCGCCAACCATTGGCTCTCCACCTACAGGAAGACCTTCGCCGCGATTGATAGCTTGGGGGACTTGACGGAGTTCTTTTATCTTTAATTGATCTTGTATTGCTAATTGTTGCTGATCATCAAAAACAAGATCATCTATAGATACACTTTGCCCTGCCCCCTCGAAAATGAGGTCTTCAATGCGGATGCTCATGCCTTTAATCTACAGCAACTGGAGTTCCGTTTACAATCTTAAATTTTTTCCCTGTTTTAGGGTCAGTCCCAACTCTTCCCTCTAGTTCTGCAAGATTTTGTTTCTTACTTCGGACATTTGGGGCAGGGATATTTATTTCAGTTCCATACAATGGCATCATGGCATTTTTTGCAGATTGTGGAATTGTTGCCATAAATCTAGCGGCTTTTACTGTATCCTCATTGACTTGCACTTTTTTCCCGTCTGGCAGTTTTATTGCATAACCTTGATTTCTAGGAAGTGTAATGAAAGAAATATTTTCAAATCCTCCCAGTTTGTTTATTGCGTTTTGCAGATTATCATCGTCATTTAGTATAGCAATATTATCTGTAATCCGTTGTTCAAAAGGAGTGCTGTTCTTTTGATAATCATAGTTTGGGTCTATGTTTTCAAAGGACAAACTTACTCCTGAGTTTGTGCTGACATTCATTCCCTTTTCCCTTAATATATCAGGCTGATCCAATACAGTTATTCCTTCTGCTCCTTGAATGTATCTATCAAGACCATCAATTCTTTTGAAGGATTTTGCATATTGACTAATATTAGACTTATCCCAAATCATTTGAGATGATTCACCCATTGATTCAGCAAATGTTTTTCCCACTTTGCCTTCTGGTGCTATAAGTTTATTGGTTATTGCTTCAGCATCTCTCATGGTTCTTACTTGAGTCTCAGATGTAGGCTGCACTTGCTGATCTCCACCAGCTTGACCATCTTGGACTGGCAACGCTGTCAAATATCTTCCATACATTGTTTTTCCGCTAGCCATTGGGATAGGGACTGTAAATTCACCAGTTTCCTGTGGCTGTAGATTCATTATATCTATTTCTTGGAGATGTTTACCAGCAATCGGTTTATCATTTCCATACACAGGTAGCTTAGATGTATCGGTTGTAGGCTGATTGCTTGTTGGCGGTTGTTCTGCTGCTGGGGTAGTGACTGCGCCGGGTTGCGGAAGGTTAATTCCAAATTTTTGAGCAATAATATAATCAGCCAATCCATACTGCGATCCCTGTTGAGTCTTTTGCTTCATCAAGAAATTATCAGATTCATCCTTGGTCGCCTTCATTGCGAATTCAAGCGCAGGAAGCAACATAGGATTTTGATTGTATTGAGGATTACTTATCAATGGAAGCAATTTGGAATATGCATCCGCTGATCTTCCTGATCCTGCATCTTGTAAAGCAGCCTGCATCTGTTGTTGAATGACTGGCAATTCAGTTGCAGCTTGCTTCTGATACTCGCGCATTGCAAGTTGATTGCCTACCTCTTGACCAAGGCGACCAAGATTCTCTGACAAGACAGACCAGCTTTTAGACTGCTGATTGCCACCCTGCATTATCATTTCAGCGATGCTCATAAAGTTTTATACTTTTGCAGAAGGCATTCCGTAGTTAGGGCCATAGGTTCCCATGCCTCCTACAGACCCCCCGCCTGCTCCAAAGGCTGTCTGACCATAATTAAATCCTCCAGCAGCAGCCTTGGCTGTAGCTAGTTTTCCATAAGCAGAGCCAACGCCACCGACTCCGCTTGACAATGCGCTGCTTACATCGCCAATGCCTTGGGCTAATGCTTGGTCTCGTGCTAGTGATGTTTTTATGTTTTCTTGTTGCATAGCGTATCCTCGTTGGGCTTGTCCAGTCTGCGCTCCATACATTGAAGAAAGCAAGTCAGCCTTTATCCCTACTTTTTGCAATCCTACATTAGCTGCTCCCATTCCATAAGCGAGTCTTTGCTGACTTACTTCAAGAGGGCTTTGAATAAATTGTCCTGCCACTTGTTGCCACCTAGCAGATTGATTTAGACCTTCCTGCATTAAGCCAAGTGATGTAGCTCCAATAGCTCTCGCATAATCATACTGCGGAGCTTGGGCGATAGCACCTTTGCCAGCGGTAGCGATATTAAATCCTGCGCCTCCACGCTGTGCAGCTTCGCGCATCGTCTCACCGATGACAGATTGAGGAAGTTTCCCTTGAAGCATATCGGTAATAGCCAATGAAGCGAGTTGCCTTTGGTTTTTTGCGCCGGGGTAAATCTGCTCTAGCTGTGCAATGTTGTATCCAGTAATCCGTTCTGCGTCCTTAATGTCCGCGCCAATATCCATGACTGGCATTTGGATTTGCCCAAGGTCAGCTTCGATCTGAGCTTGGCCTTTTTGGAGTCCTTTGAGAGCTTTCTTTTCTTTTCTTGCCGCTGCTTTTGCTGCTGCACCCTGCGCCTTTGCGGCTCTGCCAGCAGAATACATACTCATCCCAGCAGATGCCGCCGCTCCAGCAACGCCAACAACACCAGCAGCAATGGCAAATGCAGATGAATGAAACATCTGGTTCCGCTTATCATACCTTTGTTCAATTGGTATATGAATCATTTTATTAAATTCCTATTTTGTCTCCAAGTATTAACCCTTGGCTCGTCTTTGTCTACTAGAGGATTAAAATCTCTTGAAGTAATTGATTCAATGATTTCGTCTGGGTCAGTTAAATCAGTAACATGGCAGGTTGTCCAGATCGTATCTTCGTGGGTGTAGAGCATTCTGCGTGTGCCTGCTTCCGTGATTCCAGTATATGGAGCTTTGTATCTTTGCGCTGGGACTCCGTGGTAATATACCGAAACATCTCCCTGTAATACAAAGAATGGGTGAGTTGTTAGGTGAAGCAGGCTGGTTAGGATCGTATCTTTTGGCATGAATATCTCTCGGATATACAGCCCCGGCGTGAACCTATGAATCAACGGGCATTCCCTTGGAGGAAGTTTTAGAATTTCTACATCTGCTTGGTTAAGCAAATCGTCTGGATCGCCGAATCCTTGGACGCTTTGTGCATCAATCTTCTCTTGGATCGTTAGTGTCATGGCCAACTAGGTTGAAAGAAATAGTCATCCGCACTCGGAGAGCCAAGATAATTCCCAATTAAATTTTCGGGTCGCTGGAAGTTTGCAATACGAAGTGGTGCGGCTGTGGGAATCTCTTCGCCCTCCATCACCTTTTCTTCTTCTTGAACTGCCAATCCCAAGTTAGCCAAGAACTCTTGCGGCTTCCTGTTCTCCCTAGAGTTGAGAGCCAGCACCGCATAGATCATTGCATCGGGCGAGAACTCTACCAACTGCAACGGGTCGGTCACATCGTAGAATCGCTTGCTAGCATAGATCGTCATGCAATCCACATTCTTTGGAATCTGGAACCTGCGAAACACAGGATTCACATCCGTTGGCTGATAGATTGCAATCAAGAACTGGATGTCCAGCACAGGGTCATAAGCATACACTCGGATTCGTCCGTATGTTTTTGGCTTGCTGACCGTGCGAATTGCCGTGACTAGCTGAGTTGACTTGCCGATGCTTGGGCCGTTCTCTGCTGTTACCTCGACATTCTGATACGATTGGTATTCGTTCTGCGCCTCAAACAATAGCTTCACGCCTGCGTCTTCCATCTTCTCTGCCATTACAGCGATCTGATATGGACGGGCGGTATAGTCGCGGAACAATACATGGTATCCCCCGGCCTCGGTGATTAGCTTGTGGCAGGAGTTGCCGCTATTGTAGAGGTTCTTCCATTGAGTAGCATTGAACCACTCATCCGCGAGACTGGCCGATTCTCCGTTGATCCAAGCAAGACGGATTTGCTCGTAGCGATTAGGCAGCGTGAAGCAGGAATCAGCACACTTAACGCAGAAATACTCTGCGGTGTTATTCCATTCCCTTTTGTTCCACAAAAGTCTGCGAGCTTGGTTAATAGCTTTGATGGCCCTTTCCGACGAGCAAACGCCAGAATCACCAACAAAGCCCTTCACCACCTCCACCATCTCATCGAGGGTATCGGCCATAGGGTTTATCGTTAACGATAATTACTGAGGGCCACCGAACTGCGTGACCATTTTGCCAACAGTTGGGAGTGGTTTGCTAGAGAAGGGAGTTGGCTTCTTAGCTCCGAGGTTAGGCATATTGCCCATTCCTTCGCGGATGGTTCCACGGGTGCTTGAGCCTCCGCTAACGAGGCGTGGGTCTGTTCCTTTAAGAGGTGTCATATTATTAGTTTAGTTAGTGTGTGTGGCTGTCCATTGTAACTGGGTAACGGTTGCTGGATTGTCGTTAACCAGAATGGTGAAGCCTGTTGTTGTTTGCCCAGTCTGCAAAATATATTTACCAGCCGCCACCGATGTAGCTGTTCCTACTGGAGTGATAGATACCCCGTAGGTTGCTGTAGGTAGCGCGGCGAAAGTGACATTCAAAGTAGAGTTTCCAGCAGTAACTGAAATCAACCCAGTCCGAACCGTAATGATCGGACGAGCGAGAAGCGCAGTAATGTTAGCCTCAATCGTAACGATGTCAGCTTGGATGTCGTTAACTTCAGTCTGAAGATTGGATACATCAGTCGTAAGTTGCGCGATAGCCTCTGGGCTGAGATCGCTCAAGTCGGGAATGTTGACGGTTCCATTAGCTAGAACTGTGTCGATAAAAGTCTGGAAGATATTGCGCCAGTCACCAGATGGGCAGAAGTCATCTGGCACATTCGGGAAAATGATTTGAGGGTTTGAGTCCTGATTATCCATAAATAGCGTAGTCCCAGTATCTTTCGGGACAACAGATTTCAGCGCATTCTTGTTGGTCTTCTGGGCAATCACCAATAGGCGAGTCTTCGTTGTTCTTGATGTTTGCCATGATCCGAACCCTATCCACGGTAGCTACTCCCGTCAAGCTGATTTTCAGTTGAAACTCACTACCTTCCACCGATGGGATTCCAGCTATGTCATTGCACTCCGATGGGTCTGGCGTTGTGAACTTGTAGCGTTTGTATTGATTCCCGCCTCTTTGTGGGGTGCAGTCATCAATCAGAGTAGGCGAACATGGGTTGCATCCGTAGGTAGTAGGAACCTTCAACTCCGACCAGCAGGGATTGCTATCCGAGCGATATTCAACTTGGCTAGTCACCTCGCCGGGGATATTGCTCATCCACATTTCTCCACCAGTAAGTTTCTTCCGAACAAACTTGTTTGTCAGTCCGCTTCGGTTGAAGTCATAGCGTCCAGTTGTAATGAAGCCTTTAATCTGGCTGGTTCCATTAGGCCCGTAGTCATCGCCGCCATCATTCGTGATTTCATACAGACGATTCTTTTCGTCTTGGTCAAAGCTGAATCCGAACCCGCGCTTCTCTCCATCAATCATCGCAGTCAGTAATTGAGTTGGGCGGAAGCCTGTCCATAGACCATTCCAGCGGAAGGTAAGATCGGCGTCAGGTGACGGACTAGCAGTTTGATCCAAGTCGAGAACAACCATTCCCCTGTGGTATCTATGCAGTCCTTGTGCTTGGTTCTTCTTTGTCTGTGGCGCGACTGTGCTTACCAAGTAGTTGTTGATATACATGGTCGAGGCGAATTGCTTCAACCATTTCGTATCCAAATCAACCCACTTGTTCACCTCGCGGGAGAGCTTTCGCAATGAGAAGAATCTACCGAACTCCGATTGGCTATTGGAGTAGAACGCCCAACCATCGTGGGAGCGGAACCAGAGTTCACTATTAACTAGAGAGACATACGGGCTGGTGCAGCCGCGACCTAGCAGGGAAATACGCTGGATGTTCGATGTGTTCCACAATGTTCTTGGGATACTGACATCCATCGAGAACGCGCCATTCGTTGTAAGAACTACTAGCTCACCTTGGCCGCGAAGGTTTCCTCCGATGTATGGCATCACCTTCATGGCGGTGATATTCCCCATCATCGCTGGAGTCGAGAACGCTCCACCCTCTGCCCAGTAGGTAATCTCTGTGAAGTTCTGGGTATTTGTAGTATCTGTAAATCCAGCCCCGAAGATAATGTCCGATGCGTAGATTTGGTTGAATTTGTCGGATACGAACACTCGCCCAAAGGCATACTCCATGATCGTGCCAATCGGCATCTGGCCTTTAGCTGGATATAGCCTATACGCTGGCATCGCTACCGTCCCAGTTCCAGTTGCTGGGCCAGTTGCCGTGAACTTAACACCAACCGTATTAGATGGTGCGCCAATTAGCGTGTAGTCAGTCGTGCCTATCGTGACGATCTCGCAGTAGGTATTAGCTGTGATTAGTGTGGCAGATACCGCCCCAACTACCCCACCCCATGCTATTGCGTATTGGTAGCCGTTCTGGATGTAGACTCGATCTTCAGCCTGCACGAACCATGTGTGCATGAGTGAAGCGTCATTCCAGTCAGTCAGCCCCGGCAAGATGTATGCCGTTGCGTAGTTATTGATGATATGCAGGAAGTATATCTTCCCAGATACAGAGAGCAGTAATCCATCTCCCAATGCCGCCTCGTTGACCTTGCGGTATGGATATGCCCCTTGGAAGTTGCCAGTCTCAATATCGTTAACGATAGTCGCTGGCTGTCCTTCACCTGCAACTATTCGGAGATTCCGAATACTTGGTCTAGTCTGGTTAATTCCCCCGCGAAATGTGCGGTTGACCGATTCGGCTACATAGAACTCTGGAAGATACGATGGATGAGTATCGGCGTCTTGCGCTACGATACTTGTGAATCCATCGAATACTGATCCCTCTGTTGGCATTAGGCATTAACGCTTTTAAGGACAATGAAACGCAATGTCAATGCCTCAGACAAATTGCCAGCGGTGATGTTTCGGATTGTGATATTCGCATTACCAGCAGCGGGGGCTACGGCGAAATTGTAGGAGCCAAGTGTTCCGCCAGAAATATGACTGACTACCACGATGTCAGTTGCCTCGATAACCGAATTGCTCAAGCTGAATGTGACAGCAGTAGCGGCATTAAGCGCAGCGTTATCGGTAACGATAATTCCAGTTGGGCGGTTCAGCGTGACAGAGTTTGCCTTTGATCCTGCGCCTTGTGTAATAGACCCTCCTGCTCCAGTATTGTATCCAATCTTGGAAGAGTTGCCAGTAGCTAGAATCGTGCTGTTCGTAGTAAGCGGCCCAGTCATTGTATCGCCTGCCTTACTAACTTTTGATGAAGTTAACGATGAAGAAGCAGCATCTACATATTGCTTGGTAGCCGCGCCGAGAGCGGTAGTCGGATCGCCAGAAAGGATGAGCGGCCCAGTCATCGTGTCACCCGTCTTGTTGACGAAGGTGATAGCATACGGTTCCCACTCGATCCTGTTATCTGTATTGTCCCAGATGAGCCAAGACTTAGCGGTAGGGCTGGTCAATGCCTTTTGGCAGAATGCTTCATCTTCTACAAGAAGTCGCTTGGCGGTATCCGTAGCAGGATTCGGATCACAAAAGATCGGAAGCTCGTCGTTGGCTGGTGTGCAGGGTGTGCAGTTACTCATAGGTTTTAGCAATCGGTAGCGTCAGCGAACTCTGGCAAGGTTTTAAGATAATCGTATCCTTGAGCAATTGCATCTTTTGCATTTTCTCCGACAATTGATACAAATTCAAAATTTTTAATATCAATTGTATCTGAATCTTTTGTTTTCTTAAAAAAGATTTTACCAAATGATTTTTCTTTATTAAAAATAACTTCTCCTACTTTAATATAAGCGTTTGGAATAATTGTTTGTTCACCAAAATTATTTGTTAGCGATATGTTTTTTTGTAGTGCCATAATATTATAGTGTTTTTCTTGATACTTCTCTCCAAATTGATCCTGTTGATATTAGAGTCAATATGCCATCTGGATTTGTTGAAAAATTACTTCCTATTCCAAAATTAAATCCATTTTGAATTGAATTTATTCCTGTTAGCATAATTTTTATTTCTTTTCCTTTTGGACATAAATTTGCATTTTGCACTTGAGTTGTTCCAGATACATAAATAATATCATTTACAATATCTATTGCAATAGTTGATGCTGATGCAATTGTTTTTGTTTTATTTGTTTGATTGTCTTTAATGATTATATTTTCAGATGTTAAAGACCTTTGATAATTTATATCAGACGATAAATTATTTTGAAAATTGTTTGATTGAATAATGATATTACCAAGAGATGACGAAATTGTATTTATTCCATGTCTTTGGCTATTTACACCAATATTAACATAATCATTCCCAAAATAATTTCCAATGATTGAAATTTGATCTACATTTGCATCTATAAACAATCCATCATACCCTGATAATGTAGTGGTTGAATTATTTGCAAATATACTATTGCACAATTTAATCCGAATCGCATTTCCACCTATAAGCAATCCATGTTTTTTATTGAAAAAATATCTATCGTTTACAGACGAATATCCATCAACGCCAATAATTCTAACTCCATCTTCTTCATTTGAAGCAGACCAAAAATTACTTGTGTGAATTGATCTTATTGAACCGATATTTGCATCAGCTAATAATCCATAATTGCAAGTATCAACGGATACATTGTTAATAAATACCCATGAAACATTTTTAGAAATAGTATTAGGATAAAAATATATTCCGTTATTTGCTGTAGTAAAATCTGAATCAGAAATAACAATTCCTCCACCAGCATTAACTAATATACCATTACTATTTGGTTGTGTAGATGAATTTCCACAAGCGCAATCGGAAATAAAAAATCCATCTCCACCATCAACCCATATAAATGAACCCGCAAACTCTCTTGCTTGACAATTTGAAATATAACACGCACCACTTCCAGCAACTTCAATTCCATTGTATTGATTATTGAATTTGCAATTTTTAATGGTTGAATCTTTTACGTTTAATAATTTAATACATGAACCACCTGATCTAATTAATGATGATTCAAAAACAAAATTTTCAATTTTGATATTTTGTAATTGATTTGATGGATTGTAAAATTCAAAACAATTTCCATTTGAAACAGGTTTTATTTTTGCAAAATTACCATCTATAAATGTATTGTTTTTAGTAATGCTTACAACTCCTAAAAGGTATGTTTCTTCTCCGTTAAATTCTATTTTCCCTCCATTCACACCTAATGAATTAATCGCAGCTTGAATCGCAGCAGTATCATCCGCAACTCCATCACCAACCGCACCGAAATCCTTGACATTGACCACATCAGCCATGCGTGTAGCAAGATTGCGTGGTGTAGTCGATCCAGTAGAAAGGAATGGAGTGAACTCATTGAACCCAGTAGCAGTCACCCATGCCAGTCCATTCCAAGCATAAAGTTCGTTGGCTCCAGTATTCCAATACAACGCTCCAACTTGAAGTGGATTCCCTTGGTTGTCCTGCGTTGGTGCTACCGCGAATGCTCCGAGGTAGAGTGCATTAAACTCAAGCCAGAGGTCTTCGGCCTTGTTAGCCTGCGTCTGGGCGTATTGGGCATACTGAGCAGTCCTTGTGAGGGATTGATTGAAAGATGAACCGCAAGGGTCGTGGTTACAATTAGAGTTGCAGCAGGACATAATTTTATCGTTAACGATAGTTAGGGTTTAAGTCAAATGTTTTTATTGGCTAAATTGTGAGTGCATGGCATCGCGGCCAATCACCGCGCCAAGGTTTATCCACCCATGCTGCGCGAAGACCTCGATCACCTGTAGCGGCATCCGCGATCTTGTGGGCCATACTGTGTGTAGGCCATTGTGATTAGCATCTAGGTCGATTGCCGCTGCCCATGCGTGTTTGCTTGGCTCTGAGCCTCCGCGCTGGGGTCGATTCACATAGCTTCCGAAGAACTTGTCGATACCTGCCGCGCTTCTTGAATCTGGTGTCGGATAGATGTCTAGCAAGTCCTCAAAGATTTCCATGAGGCTTTCGGCGCACTTGGCGTGGATTGGAATCCCGCTGATCGTCTCTGGCCCGTCATACAGATACATTTTGTATGGAGGCTTGATTCGGACGATAGGAACTTTCCCCGGCTCGCCGAAGAACTCTGTGCAGGCTTTTGTGGTAGGCTTTGGTGAGATAGGAGGATTGGGAGACATAACAGCAAGGTGCTTCTTTAGAGCAGCCATACTCTTTGGCCCCCACCACCCGTCTGGCGTAACGCCAATACGGGCTTGCATACTCTCTATCTCGGCCCTAGTCATTTGCCTTTACGAAGGACATTGATGAGTCCGACCAGCCCTAGCCCTGCGGCCAAGATTTGGTTCTGCAACTCTGGATCAAGTTTTACTCCAAGAGCAGTCGCTACTAGGATGATTCCGCGCCATGTCGAATTCTCTGACAAGCGTTCCAATACGATGTTTACGATTTTCATTTGTCTTTTATTGTTTTTGAGAAGTGCTGCCATGCATACACTACATTAGCATCAGCTTCTCGGTCTGGGTTCTGGTATGGAACATACGATACCGCCAATTTAATCGAGCCAAGTTTTCCTTGGTTCTGACCAGTTGGCGGTATCGGTATGCTCACGCAGGAGGAAAGTAGTATAGCCGCGATTATCGTTAACGATAGTTTCATTTGTCTTGTTTGCGTTTCATCTTGGAAAGCATCATAAATATCGAAACCCATGCGGCGACGATTGCGCTAAAGGATGCCAAGATTCGGAACCATATATCTAACTCAGGTAACATAGAAATCATTACTGCAAACACGCTGTAAATCGTGCCAATATATCCTGTCCCAGTTGATAATCCATTATCGGAGTTCATGATTAGTTTAGAGTATTTGGTATTACAGCATTAAATCTTGTGGATGTGACTACACCATTTGTATAGATAATATTGGCGTATGCAAATAGATATTTGCTATTATCCGCTACTGGCATCGAGCCAATCCAAGTGCGCCCGTCATTAGTCGTTGTTACGCTAGACCAGACACGATCCATATTAAATGGCTGAACTTCTGCCTTCCAAAACTCAACAGAAGAAATTGTTAGCGATGTATCTGGTTGGACATTGAATTGACAAGTTCCCGAAACTTTTGACAGCCATGACGCAGGTCGTTTTGGCCAAGTAATAGCAGAACCAAGAACATACTTGTTAAGCCACAGAAGTTCGTTTCCTACATTGATAACGACATCGTGCATTTTATTCGCATCATGCGAGAAATCCCACGGGACGCTAGTTGGTATCTTATCGAAAGTATCGTCTACTCTATCGTGTCCTCCGTGATGATCCGCTGATCCGTTGATAAGAAGAATTGGAACCCTTGTATACTTTGCCGTTGCTTCTGCCGTAGGTGCATTCAGATAAATTTTTTCACCAGTCGTAAAAGTGGGATATACTGTTGCTGGCAGCTTATATTTCCAAAGATTTTTGTCTCGGTAATAAACATTCCACCCATTACCAAACCAAGACACAATAGCTTTTATGCGAGTGTCCATCGACATATTCCACGCAATAGTGCCTCCGTAGCTATGTCCA